CAATTTAATATAACTCAATCAGACTCAACAATAGGTAATAAATCTTTTGTAATTAAAAATCCAACAGGAACAAATGATAATCTTGCTTGGAATAATGGCGGATGGCTAATTGCAAGTAATGCTACAGGTAGATATTCGCTTTTATCATCTCCAACAACTACAGGCGTTTTACCTTTAGAAATACAACATTCGGCAGGAAATAGATTAAGTATGTATGTTGATACAAACAGTACATTATTTAAAATGGAAACCAATGGTGCGGGTAACGCTAATGAAATAAGTATGCTTGGAGGAAATATTCATAGAGTTTTAACAAATGCAACTTTATTAATGACTCTTGGTTATTCTACTACTACAAATTCTCCCGTTCTTGCTCTTTGGAAAAGCGGTAATTTTTCATTTTTTGGTAGTGGTCAATCATTGGGAGCGGGTGCTTTTACGGGAACAAATGTAATAAGATTAAATTCAGGAACTGCACCAACGGATAATCCAACAGATTCTATTTGTTTTTACTCATCAGATATAGTAGCGGGAAATTCAGCACCACATTTTAGAACTGAAAACGGAAACATTATTAAACTTTATCAACAAGCAACAGGTGGTGCTTCTTCTACATTTGTAGTAGGAGTAGGTACAGCAGTAACCGATGCAAGTACATTTGATGGTTATACATTAGGGCAAATTGTTAAAGCATTAAGAAATACAGGTATATTAGCATAAAAAATAAAAAATATGAGCATACAAATTAAAGCAACAGAAACAAAAGAAATTTTAATAGCAGGTACTGAATTTAAACTTAGTGAGGTTTATGGTAGATTAGAATTCGCCGCCAGGGCAAACGGTACTAATTTAGAGATTTCAGTAGCAACTTATGTAAATGGTGACACTTACACACAAGGTATGTTATTATATACCGATATACCCGCAGGTAATATTAATGCTACTTTAGAACCAGGTGAATTTCAGTCAGTAGAGACAGCTCACAAGTACGCTAAACTAGCATACGAGCAACTTGGTTATGAAGTAATAATAAACTTATAAAATGGCATACGCAAACAACGGTGAATTCAATGTACTTTATGGTACTCGCAGAAAGATGGCTAATGTACTTAAGAAAATAATCCTTAGAGAAGGTTTAATTGATTACGGTACGCTATATGAAAGTGTGAGAATCAATGCAAAGGTGCCCGCTTTAGGTAACTTAGAAATTCAGATTATAGCAATGTATTACTTTGGTTTCTTAAACAATGGAGCTAACCTTTGGAACGGTGGCGTAATAGAACCGTTTTTATTGTGTGCTCAGTTAACTACTGAACTAGATAACCAAGGTATTACTAATGAGATTTATGCTCAGTATACTGATTGGTTAACTAAGCGTTACCCTATTTTGCAAGTAGCTACTATTTTAGAAAGTCAAAAGAAAATTACTTATTCATTTGAGCCAATAGGTGGAAGCTTCACAGGCACTTTAACTTTTAGAGGCTAAGCTCTTTTTTCATACCTAACATATTAAACACTAACACCAGGGGTAACTCCCCTAATGCTTCGTATTTTGTTAAGTCACCACCACAAAGATTATAGATCATTAACTCCCAACTCCATTTTGTAGACTTCTTAGTTTGCTCTATTTCTTTTACTTCTTCGGGGTCCATCTCTAGCTTTTCTTCGGGTGTCAAATCTTCTTCACCTTCAGGGTTAAATAAATTCTCATAAGTCTTTAGGAAGTTATCTCTAAATTGTAGGAACTCATTAATGAGACCGTACACTTCAGTAACAGGTAACTCTAAAAATAAGTCTTGTCTATCTTTAGGGCTATAGCTGTAAGGTTCATAAACTAGATTAGAGAACTTATCTACCTCAGTACGCTTATATCTTATGCCCGCAATAATTGCAAGGTTCTTAACATAGTCACTAGCGAAATAATGTTCAAGGTCTATGTACTCGTATAGTGTAAGCTTACCAATTGGTTTAATAGTCAAATCTAAAAGCTCATTTTTAAATGAATTCTTAGGCTGTGACTTAGTAAAATCTAGCTCATACATTAAGTCGGACATATCTTCAATATCTATATCTTCAATATCTTCTAAAGGTATGTCACAAAGTATACTTAACGCCTCACTATTGTAAGAATAGGAACCGCCTGTAGTGTCTAAAGTACTTAATTCAATGAACTGCTCTACAGTTATATCACTCCACGATTGGGGTAGTTTCATTTTTTGCCTGTTGGTTAATCTTTTGTGCTATAAAATGTAAGTAAGGGATTGCAACATTAGCTTTTAACTCCTTAAATAACTTTGCTTTATGCTTCAAATGGGCTTCTGCGTAGTGCTCAGTGTTACTTAAGTCTTCACGCTTAAACATTATAGCCGTAATTTCTGCAATATAACCAGGTGCTTTAAGGATTACACACTTTTCAATTAGCTTAGTGTCACGAACTGACAGCTTATACTCACCTACATACTTGTAACCTTCAAGCTCGAACTCAGTAACTTGCACTAAATCATCTTTAGAACCAAAAGCATTAAACTCTTTTACCATCTCTATGAAGGTATCAATGTCAGTGTCTTGAAAATCTTTTTCGGGTATACCTAAATATTCAAATACCTTTAAATGCTTTTCGATAGGGTCAAGCTCTTCATTAGAATTGATTGTAGTGATTGCTTCAAATTGTGCAATGCTTAATTCAGTTACTTTGTTTGGTAACTCTCTCTCTAAAATTGTTATCATAGTTTCTTTTTTTAACAAATATATAAATAAATTAATATAGACATGGCAAAAGATTTACCAATTTATAAAATTACCATTGACCCGCAATATGCTGAAGATGGTGAGGACTTAGGAATTGAACAAATAGCTTTTACAAATATGCCCGCTATAAAGGTTAAAGGTATGGCTTTTAATAGCGAAGTAAAGGTAATGAAGTTTGCAGATGATTTGAAGTATAGAATTGTAGCACCCGCTATGATACCAATGCAAATCTATAGATGTGATGATGATGGCTTTGAATATGAAGTTGAATTTTCTGTTGCAGAGATAGAGGCTATTCATGGTAAGTTTATGCAGGACATGCGTAACAAAGACTTATTTAATTTAGAGCACGATCAAAGCCAAACAGTACCCGCTTATATATTAGAGTCGTGGATTGTAGACAACCCAAAGCAAGACAAAGCTTATAGTACTTATGGCATTGAAGTACCAACAGGCACGCTAATGGTGACGGCTCAAGTTACCGATACTGAATACTACAACAAGCTTGTAGAAAACGACCAAGTAGGCTTTTCAATTGAAGGGTTTTTAGGTCTTAAATTAAAGGAACAATTAAAACTAAATAGTATGAACAAATTACCCGATGGTGAACACTTAATTGAAGGTAAAATCTACGTTGTAAAAGGCGGTGAGATTATCGAAATTAAAGATGCACCTGTAGAAGAAGTAGCCGCTACTGAAGAAGTAGAGATGGCTGAAACAGTAGTTGAAGAAACTGAAGTAGAAACTGAGGCACCAGCAGAAGAGAAAATGGCGGTTGACCCTACAGCAGACGCTGAAGCTATTTTGGCTATCGTTAACCCTGTTATTGAAGAGCAGGTTAATCAACTAGTTGCAATGATTGCAGACTTGAAAAACCAATTTGAAGAAGCAATGGCTACGGAAACAGCAGCTGAAACAATGAGCGAAAACACAGCTCTTTCAGTGCATGAGAAATTTAAAGCGTATAATAAATTAAACAACTAAATAAAAACAAAAATGAGAAAATTAAAATTTGATTTGGATGTACAGCCAGAAGCGTTATTAGCGGCTAATCCTGAAGCATTCTATTCGACTGCTTATTTAACTGAAGATGTAGTTGATAACTACCGTACTTTACCAGGTGTAAAAAGTAAAACAAAATTATCTAATGTAGTATTCGGTGACATCTTACAAACTTCTACTTGTGCATTTACTGCACCTACAGATGAATTGGGAGCTATCGAAATTGATGTTTGTGCTTTAAGTGCAATGGCTCAGATTTGTCAATTTGACCTTGAGCAGTCTTTTGTATCTTTGCAAATGGCTAAAGGATCTAACGGTGATTTCACTGTTGCTTCTTTCATGGATTACTACTGGAACGAAATGGCTAACAAAATCCAAGGTGACCTTGAATTAATTAGATGGCAAGGTGATACTGAAGGCGAAGGTACTGTATCTTTGTGTGATGGATATATCAAAGGTCTTTGTGCTGATGTTGCTGTAATTAGCGGTGGTTTTGGTGCTGTAAACTTAGGTAACGTACTTACTAAAATGGCTGGAGTAGTTGCTGTAGCACCTCCCGCAATTATCCGTAGAAAAGCAGACCTTAGATTTTATGTTTCTTCTAATGTAGCTAATGCTTATGAGCTTGCAGCTGCACAAGGAAACACACAAACTTATGTAACGCTTCCTTTAGGATTGACTTACTTAGGTATTAAAGTTGTTGTTTGTCCAGGTATGACTGATGATACAATGGTATTAACATTAAGAGATAACCTTATCTACGCATTTGATGCTGAAGGAGATTCTAAAGCATTGAAAGCTATTAACATGAGCGATACTGTTGCTGAGCCTTATTTGAGAACTCGTGCTAACATGAAAGTAGGATTTACTCACGTTAACGGTGCTGAGATTGTACTTTATAATGTTTGTAACGACTAATTAACTAACCTTAAGGGGGGCAACCCCCTTTATTAAAACCCTATAATTATGGCTTGTGATGCTTTAGAAACGATTGTAAAATCGTGCGACAACAACAGCGGGGGTATTTACGGTATTTGGATTAATCAACAAGACAATATTGCAAGTATCACCCCAACTGACCCTTCCGCTTCAACATGGGAGATTTCAGCAATTACTTTAGATGGTATGGCACCTAACTTTACAGAATTCCAAATCAAAAGAAATACAGGAAGTTTCACAGAAGAGGCTGCTATTGATTTGATTAACGGTTCTTCTTATGTAACTCAAACTATTACTTTGATGTTTCACCGAAGAGATAAAGATAAGTCTAATGCAATTAAAATCTTAGGTTCAGGTCAACAATATTTGACTGCTATTGTTTTAGATGCTAACGGTACTTATTGGTACTTCCCATACCTACAAGTTACAGGTGTTGGAGAAGGTTCTGGTACAGCTCGTGCAGATGGTTCTAAATATTCCGTTACTCTACTTGCGGAAAATGAGTACTTGAGTTATGCAATTGAACCCGCTGCTGTT